GAGCCATAGCCATTGACGTAGCTTCTGCATAAGGCTGGAAGACATCGTAGTTCATTCTACGAGTATCAAAACCTTCTACGAAGAATCCAGCATTTTTAGGCTGTGCTGATACTCTCCTACGTTGATGTGCTATTGCCTGTACTGGCGAATCTGCAAAACGTGCAACTTTGTCTAGTGCTTCGCTAGTTCCGATCTTATCAATGAACTCAGCAACACCTCGACAGTCTGGCTTATTAGTTACAAAATTCCGTAACCTTGTAGTCTTTTGTTGAAGCGCATGTAATACATCAGAAGAATACCGATGTATATAGGACGTTTCAATATCATAAAAATTAGCCATATTGTTACCATTATGTTAAAAATTAAATCACAGCACCTAGTGATTATCCACAAAGGGTCACAACAGACTTTTCGGCAGGGCAATTGCTTGTCTGCCTATTATCGTTAATTCGGTCTAACCTCCACCATGGAGGAGTGATATTATCGTACTCGTTTTTGATTTGGATATGCTGTTTTAAACAACTTATCCATTTTATTCATTGCTTGCTTATGTCCGGGATTTTTATTATCCCGATATGATGATGAAAATTCCTTGTCGCTATACAGAGCCTGAATTTCTGATTGCGCCTGTTGTGGAGAAAGCTGGCTTGTGCCAAGTCCTGTCCCTACAACTAAAGAATCTTCCCCCATAATCTCACCAATTTTTGAAAAGGCTCGGAGCATTTCAGGATGATTACCCAAGCCTGAATCATCCATAACTTGGATTAATTCTGGAGATGCAAACTGAGCAAATGCCCTTTTTGCATAATCTAGTTTCCCATCAAAGTTTTTACCCCATTCTTTTTGGAGTTCCATTGTTGTGTTAGTTCTTAATTCTTCTAGTTGAGTAGTAGCATCTGTTTCTTGTTCTTCCTGTATCTCTCCATAAAGGTTTAAGATACTATTTGCTTGTTCTTGACTAAGACCAGTATTATGAGCAAATTCTCTAAAACCATCTAACTCACCATTTTCATCGCCAAATTCATAACCATTGGCTTGTTCTGGTCTTCCTATCTTATTATAGAATCCATCCCAACTCTCACCTTCTTGTGGAATTGCTACCATCTGTTCAGGATTCCCACCAATCATCTTGACTGCATTAACGTAGGACTTAGCTAGTTTATCTACTGAGTCAAAAGTCTGGAGACTAGGTTCTTCCCTCAACCCTGCTGGCATATGGGAAGCATGAAATTCCATTTGAGGTACTTCCTCACTTGGAGTAGATACTTCGCTTGCGACTTGTCCTGAATCATCAGGGGCTACAGCTTCTTCTTGCATAATTAATTAGTATTAAGGTTATCCTGCCGATTCTTTTTGGCAAGTTCTTGTTGATCGTAGCGTGTACGAAGCACCCTAAGATCAGTATCCACCATCTCCAGAATCTTGAGTACGACACTACGCTGGCCTTCTTGCCATGCAGATAAATACGGATCAGGAGTTGGTGTAGTCTTAAAAACAAAGTGATCTTGTATAAGTTTTCTTAATACTTCTTGCCCTTGTTCTGTTGCAAAACATTCTTTATATACTCTTCGTAGTCTTGATTCACGGTCAAACCAATCCATTAGTTATGTTTACCAATGGAGTGATTAATGTGGCATCTGGTACAAAACTTAGTCTTTTCAACTGGTAGTCCCACACGAAGTTCTGATTTTCTACCTAAATGCTTTTCATATACCTTATTTTGGTTTTTAGTTATAATCAAGTCATATTTTTTCCCAGTTTTTTCTCGTCTTTTTAAGTATGGTATCACATTTTTCTTTGGCAACCATTCATCTACATTTTTTGCACCTTTTTCTATATTAACAAAATTACGAATCAATTTTATATTAGAAATATCATGTCCAAATTCTAACTTTTTAGCATCTGGCCATTGAGCACCACCATATCTATGTGCTCCCTTTAACGAAAATTCATGATCTGCGTGCCAACCTCTTTGAAATGGACTTTTAAAGTCTGAATGTGGATCCTTTGTCCATCCTCCACTTTTATCAGCTAATCTTTGCGCTCTTCCTGCGGCTGGTTTTGTAACATTAACAAATTCATCTCTATTTTCCCCTTCAAATTTCGTTCGGTTATAATGCTCACTTATTGAATAATATAATGGACTATGCCGTGGTTTACCCATTATGCACCTTCTCTTATACTTTCAGCCTGTGCAGATTTCTGGTTAATATCTGCGGCAACTTGAGCTTGTTGCATTTGTGCCTGTTCCTGCTGTTGTCTCTGCTGTTCAGCAACCATTGCATCAACTTCTTCTTTAGTCCTGATATTTGAGATAGGTATTTGCAGGACTTCAGCAGTATTCTGGAGTATTTGATGAGTATTAAAATACATTGGTATAGTCTGGTCTATCTGAGCAAGTGGCAATATCATTTCCAGCATTTGATTCATTGAACTTATCTCTCCAGAACGCATTGCAATCGAAACAGGATTTAAGTATTCAATCCTAAAATCATCCATTTCTTCAGGCATTTCTGGTAACAAGTATGATCTTTTAAGTATATTAACTGTTCTCCTGATAAGTGGATCAAGAAATTCACCTTCCTGCCTTGCTAATATTGGGCCAAGTACAGGCATTCTCTGTCGCATCCTGACTGATACTTCTGTTGCAGAGAAACGCATTACATCTCCATCTGGTGCTACAGGGCCGGGTAACTCAAGTAAGTCCAAGAAGTAACCTTCCCTAATTGCACCAATGCATTTTGCACTTAATCTTTCTGCATACTCTGGTCTTGCATTAGTAGGAGCCTCAAATATCATATCTTTGCCCCCTAGCCCGACGGAGTAATAATTTATCGCATCAGGTGTTGTATCTAGGGGGTCAAGTAGTCCAGAATCCGGTACGAAAAGAGGCGGTGACACCGATTTCTGAATTGCTTTTAAATAACTTTTATCAACTTCAGTAATAAGCCGAATATCGGGCATTATCTCCCAAGTCGGCCCTCTTCCATATATTTCACGATCCGATCTTTCCCATCTTGCACAGATATACGGCATTTCATCATATCCTCCTACATTGAGGATTGTTTTCCTGTCTTTCAGGTAATGAATTGATATATAGTTTTTCTTAAACTTAGTATCTTCAGGTAAATATTCAATAATTGTCCAAGTTGGCAATACTGCATGGACTACATCATATTCATCCAGCATTTTCTCTCCATGACCCTTTTCTACAATCTCAGAAGGAAGACTTTGAGGATCAAATCTTGAAACTATGTCTTTAGCCGTTTGTTTATAGTTCCGAAATACTGTGTCAATCTCCATCTCACTTCCGCTACCCAATATACAATCCGAAAGAGGAAAATTGCGGTAACGAGGGCCAAATCCCGGAACATCCTCAACAAATATAATACCTGTTCCAAAAGCTCCTGCTTCAAGATAATATTGGAATACCGCACTTTGAAAGTTCGATATTGGTCTTGACATATGGTGCTGTATAATCTTAGTTGCTTCTTCAATCCATAAAGATACATTACGCTCCTTATCAAGACTAGAATGTCCACTTGTTAATTTAAACCACTCTGCACCCATTGGAGTAAATACATTATGAATATTCGATGCAAAGCGTTTTAATAAGCGCATTGCAGAACCTTCAAATGCATGATCCATCCGATCTGCACCCTTAGAATGGGTAGTCGTAAAATCAGAACGATGTGGCAAGACATATTCTGCAATATCCTGCCATTGTCGTTCCCATTGGTTACGATTATTTTTTAACTTCTCATGATGCCGATCTATTACTGTCCCTAAAGGACTATCCTGATACGCCATAATAATTCCTTATTAAACTGTACTTGCTGTACCACCACCTGAATGGAATCCTCTACCCTTTGGTAATTCTCTTTTTCTACCTCTAGTTAGAAGAGTTCCTGTAGCATCTTCAAAACCAGTAGGGCCGGGGCCGGGAGGAGCACCGGGTTGATCATCTACATAACCACCTTTACCAGTAAGTGCTTCCTTACCAGCCATTGCTAATCTATTTCCTGCACTTTGTACTATATCCATTACTCCTCCTACACCATAAGCAATATTTTCCGTTAAAAGACTTATACCACCAGCCACGTCATTTAGTGAACCTCCGGGCATAGGAATATTTGGAATAGGTATGTCAGGTGGTTTTATAGTTGGAATAGTAGGTATCGTAGGCGTTGGAATAGTAGGTATATTTATCTTTGGTGGTTTCCAACTTGAATGAAATGGCATATTATCTCCTTTATTATTAGATTAATAAATTAAGCATAAGCTACATTATCATTTGCATAATAATTATAGTCACTTATGGCCTTTCGTGGCCTCTTTTTAGGAGAACCAGTAGTGGCAAATTTCAATGACTGAGAAGCATATCTAGTTGCACTCATCAAGTCATCATGAACTTTAACTATTTTACCATCCTTACGATGATACATCCTAACTTCTTCAAACCACAAGTTAAGATAGTTAAAGACTCTGAACCTTCCAGTTTGCATTCTTTGTAGCATATCCATTATTCCTGGTTCTACTGAAATGCCACCTTCAGGATTTTCAAAGTGTTTATGAATCATATTAATTCCCTGTTTTCTGTATAACTCTGCCAATGGTTTTCCTGATCCTTTATCATGTTGGGAACCATCGTGGGGCCATACTACAGGTATCCATTTACCTCTTTCCCTTATTGCCGCACCATGAACCACAGGAGTTTCTGCTGATTTACGATAACAGTCATATACATATACTGTATCAGTATCTCGATCCCATGCAAGCCAAACTACGGCAGTAGGGTGATCCCATCCAAAATCCAACCCACATATCTTAGGCCAGTATTCAGGTAATGGGAAAGGTTCTATTCTGAGATCATCTTCACTTATAGGGAATACAAGTCCAGAACCTAGAACCGGAATTCCTTTTGATCTCATATCTCTTTCGTGTGCAGGAAGTGCCGCTAATATCTCTTTTTTAATATCTTCATCTAAATGATCTGCATCATCCCATGTTGCATGATACAAAGCCTGTGACTGACCTAGTTTTGTCATAAACTGTGTTACAACCTCAGTCATTCCGCTTTCAGGAGTGAAGGTCATAAATACAATACCACCACCTTTTAATGCGGCTCTAAGTGCTTGCGAGTAAATATCCTGTGGAGGTTCCTCATCCAGCCATGTTACATCAACTGCCTTACCCATCCATTGCATCTTTCCCTGTTCATAGGACTTAAAGATCAACTTGGAGTTCCTGCCAGATACATGTTTAACATTCAAACTCTGAAATGCATTTGGAACACCGGGCATTCTCAAGGGAGTACCAACTATATACTGTTTTGGGATTGAACCTTTGCCGAATTCTTCCTCATCCCCGGGTTCACCCAATAACTCTGCCTGAACTATATCCCTAGTATTTGCAGTTGTATTACCTGCCGCCCATGCAGTTATTGGTCTGGAGAATCTTGCTCCTGTCCACCATTGGGGGTAACGTCCAGTTAGGTGAAGAGCCAACTCTGTTGCACCGCAAAAGGTCTTCCCTGTTTTATTTGCCGCCATCAACAGACGTTGCCTAGCTAAACGCCCCCCCATGTCTTTTGCATCATGGAATCTCTTCTGATATTCATAAGGTTCATAAGTAATCAGGCGATTAGTTTCATAGAGATCAGTAATTTTCTCTGCAATCTCAATTGCCTGTTCTGCCTTATTGCTCATAAATCACCAAAGTTAAGACCATGCTTCTTTTTAGGCATACCCATTATTGGGAACATCATTTTCATTGTATCAAAGAAACTAGGGTCTTTTTTCTGTGTATATTCTTGTGCTCTTTTTCTAGCGGCTCCAACTCGGACTACATCACTCATAAGGAATAATGATGGAAGAGTAGTTCTACCTTGTCTTCCTAATATTTTCAATGCACTCTTACGATGCTCTCTAGGTGTACCCCATTTACCAGTTCTCTTAGATTGAGTCATTTTAATAATATCACCTTCAGGTATAACTGTAGTCTTTGTCTGTTTGCTCATAATAATTCCAGTTCTACCTTGTCGTCCATAAATACGTTTTGGAAGGACTGCACCCTTACGTTTACGAAGTTCTTTCCTTATATCACTTGCAGTTGCTCTTGAGGGTTCAGATACATATGCCCTAGATATAAGACCACGTTCTCCTGACTTAATATGTGGTACTACTTCTTCTCCTTCATATGGAACTCTTACATATCTATTTTGCGCTCTTGGTCTATGATCTGTAACATTTTTGGATGGATCAAGGTGATGTGGAAGAACTTCTCGCACAGCTCCATCCCTGACAATGCTACCTCTTATAAATTCATCTCCATACTTTCCGATTATCTTCCGACTTGTCTTTGCTTTTCTTATACCTTCTCTTTTCTCTCCTCCAGTAGCAACAGTACGTTCTGCTGGATATTTCTTGAACTCTTTATCTAATTCTTCATTTATTTCTTTCATTTCGCTTGGCAACGCCTTTGCGATTTCAATCTTAGAACGGAATCTTTTCTTATCTCCTTTAATTTTACCAGCAGTTTCTGCTTCCCTTAATGCATCCGCTTTCTTTTCTACATCTCTTGTAAATGATGCGCCAATTACACTTACTTGATTAGGTGCATGTACGTCTGTAATTTTAGCAAGTTCAGTCAGCATTGTTTTGCTTCTCCATTCTCTTTGTTCTCCTGAGAAGAAGTTACTAAGACTTCTGATTGCTAAATCCTTTTTCTGTATTTTTTCTATATCTGTAAGTTCTTTATTGAGTACATTTTGCTCTTTTTGTAATTTTTTAGCTTCATCTACATGGACTCCTTCTTCTGGGTCTATTTCTTGAGTTAATTGTTTTCCTTCATAAGTTAGAGCTTTTTCCTCTTTCTTTGCTTCAGATAAGAAAAAGTCACCAAAGACATTCTTGCCAGTATAACCTAATTCATTTACTTGTGTATTAACTATATCTGTGATGATGTTTGATACTGGTGCAGACTTAGATTGTTTTGGTCTGCTGAAGTCAACAATTTCCTGTCCTTTTGGAACTGATAGACTACTTTTATTAATCCTATTCTTTTCTATTCTTTTGCTATGAA